GTTGAGTGGCGGTGACGCCTTCTTGGATGATGTTGCCGATTTCATCGACGATGTTGGTGCCAGCAGGGCGCTCAAAAGCGGTGCCCTCCTGGACGATGCCGTCGTTATCGGCGTCTACGGCATTCCGGTTGTACGGTTCTATGCGTAGACGTGTGGCCATAACTACTATTTTCGCATATCAGCGAAAACGTTCGCCGCAGGCCATGCATTTCTCTGACCACGGGTACACCTTCCGCATTTCGGCGGGGTGCTGGCAGTCGAGGAGGGAGTCCGCCGCCTTATTGCAGTTTGTACGGACAAACTCGCTGAGGCTGACGCCTTCACGTTCAGCGGCAATCTTCCAGCGCTCATGATCCGTTTCTGTTGCGCGGATCAAAACCTGCTTGCTGGCAGTTTCGGTCTCGTTTTTGGTGTTGGTGTCGTGGGCCCTAGTCGGCTCTGTTGTTTCCACAACTTTTTCCATTGCCGCGGCCAGATTGTCTAGTTCTTCTGGCCCAAAGACGCTTTCTTCAGCCATTTCCACCTGGGTGGATGATTTCTCCGTAGAGGACTTCTTGCCCCTCATCGTCGTCCTTCACTTCCTCGGCTGCCGGTTGCGGCAGTGCTTTTTGGTTATCTGATAGTAGCGATTGAATTGTCTCTTGGGGGAGCACGCCTGCGTTCCCCATAAGTTCGAGAAGTTTCTTCGCTTCTTCTTCAGGGTCGAAGGCGTTGACGTCGATCGCTTGGGCTTGGGCGCCAGCAAGGACTGCGCGTTGCGGTTCGACTTGCTCGACCTGGAGGCTGACGTTGGTTTGTTCCATCCCGAGCAGCCTGGAGCGGCGATCCATGATTCCGAGTACCTGCTGGATCGCTTTCATGTCTGGTTCGATCGTTTGTTCCGTGCCATCGTCCATCGTGACCTTGCGGTGCTGGGTCAACGGCCAGATGGACTGCTGGAGGGCGTCTAGGCGTTCCAGTTCCATTCGGAGAACTTCCGGGTAAGCCATAAGGGCTTCTCGGTTTAGTTTTTCCAGTTGACGTCGGATCGCAGAGTTGACGGCGCCCGTGGAAATGCCGAACCTGCGGCCAATTTCTGACGTTGTGACCCCAGCCTGCCGCATTTTGAAGATGCGCAGGTCACGTTCCGCCAAGAATTCTTTGGTGAGGTTCTGGTTGTTGGTCATCGGTTCAACTCCTTGAGGAATTCGGCGCCGATAACTCTGGTGTTCTCAGGGTCATATTTAGACGGGGTGCCGAGTTCCCATGCCTCGTCGTATCCGAGCCACCCTAATATTGTAACCGACGTCATCTCAGGCAGGTGCGGTCTGGCTACGAACAGAACTAGTCCTTTTCCTAACTGGTGGCGTCGAACAGCGGCGGTGTCCTTTGTCCTGACTCGCCTGACCTCAATATTTGTTCCCACGTCGGCAATATGCCGATATTTCGCGTGCTCCGAGGCGTGCCAGACGTGGCCGGACCAATAACGGTTCGTTGCTTTTGCTACGGCGAGTTCGCAGACGCATGCGGCGGCTGACGCAGTTCGTTCGTCCTCCATCAACTCTTTTTTGTAGTGCGGTGCGTCTTTTTTGCCCCAGTTGGCTGCCGCTCGGCGGGCCGCGACGTGCATCGCGTGGTCGTATTCCCAAGGTTCGAGGTGGACGTCCATTAGTCGACCTTTGCGAACTCAAGAACTTCGAACGGGAACGTCTTGCCTCGCGTCATGCGGAGAGGGAATGCTCGCTGGTCGCGGGCACCTCGGAAGTGTTTTACCTCGTAGACGTAGCCCTCTGATGCGGTCGGGTCGGGCTGGAGGCTGAGGCCGAATTCGGGCCAGCGTGACCAGACGGCGGAACCGAAGGGTCGCAGGTCGCGGGTGGTGAGGGTGCTGCCGAGGGGGGCGTGATGCTCGAACCACATGGCGCATTGGAACCATTCGCGGAGCGAGTCGAAGTATTTGGCGATTTCGATGGCGATGGCTTCGCTGGTTCGACCGCCAGGGTCGACGAATGATTTGTAGACCGGTCCCAGGAGGAGGAGGTCGGGTTCGACTTCAGCGATGGCATCTTCGAGGATTGTGCGATCCGAGCCCTTGAGTAGATCAAGTCCGTCCGGCTTGATGAACAGGTGTGCTTGCGGTGTCTCGATGAACCCGTAGTGCTGAGCGTTTTTCTGGATGTTGGCGGATGTGCGGCGAATGATGCGTTGTGGGTTTTCGAGGTCGACCATCAGGGTGCGAATCGGTTTCATCTTCTCGAAGGTGAACGGATGGATGCCTGATGCGGCGCATAGTGCGACTTGACGGCCGAGCATGGTTTTACCAACGCCTTCGGCGGCGACAACCATTACTCGTTCCCCTCGTTCGAGCAGGTTGGGTATGACCCAGTCGTATGTTTCGTCGACATCTTCGTTGACGAAGTCTGCCCAGTTGACGAGTCGGCCGGTCGGACGTGCCTGCGTTTCCGGTGCTAGTTCCGTGAGGGCCATGTGCGCCCTGGACAATTTCGACGAGTCGGAAATGTCGTCTCGCTCGAAGATCTTTTCGAGTTTGACGAGGACGGGCCCGTACCTGTCGGGTTCGTCGGTGACGTCTACGAGCGGGTCGTAGTCGCGGAGTTGGCTGAGGTTTCCGCCTGCTTCGATGAGGTCGGTGACGTCCTTGACTCCGTCGGGGATCATCACGCGGACGGTGCATCCGACTTCTTCGAGTTGGCTTTGGACGTCAAGGGCGTGGCTGCGTCCCACGTCGTCGTTGTCGGATACCACCACGACGTTCGCCCCTGCGAGAGCGTCAGTGTGTTCTTGACGCCATTTCCCTGCGCCGCCGGGCATGGTTGTGGCGATCCGTCCCATCTCGCGGAGCGTCTCTACGTCCTTTTCGCCTTCTACGACGACGATCGTGTTGCCATTCTCAACGCCCTGGAGCACTTCGGGCAGGTTGTAGAGAACTTGCTCGATTCCGTCCAGGTTGTATTCCCATCCGTCGCCTACCGGTCGACGTTGACGGAATGTCTTGCGGCCGTTCTCGTCAACAAACCGCAGTTTCTGAAATACCAGGTTTCCGTCGCCATCGGTGTAGTCGTAGGTGGCGACAAGGTCGAGTTTGGTTTTCTTTTTGGGCTTTACCTCGACTGGCGCAGTCTTTTTTTCCGGAGCGGGGGGCGGAGTCCAGTCGCGGTCGTCGTCGTGAACCATGAGGTCGCTCACAGTCAAGTTCACGGCTTCACAGATTTGATCAACGGAGCAACCGCTTCCTCGATGGCACGTCACAAGGACTCGCCCGTCGCGACCTTGACCGATCGATAGCGACGGGTTCTCGTCGTCGTTTCGGCACGGGCAGCGAGCAGCCCAGTTGCTTCCATTTTTCTTTACGCCCTGTAGGCGAGAAAGAAAGTTTTCTAATTCAGGAGATGCATAGTTCCCAGACACTGTCCCTATTTCTTGGCTAGTTCATTTTTTAGTTTTTGCGCTTTTCGCTTCAAGTATGCGGCGATCTCATCGTCGCTATAGCCACGCGCCTTCATCCATTCGACACGCGAGAAGGCGGGATCTTCACCATCAAGTGGGTCTTTGAGCGTCATGGAGACATCCTCCCACAATCCGTGAACGCCTGCGCGGTCACCGGCATGTGTTCTGCGAAAATGGCTTCGAGTTCCTTTGCCACGACCCTGATCTCGTGCTGCGCGGTTTCCGCTGCTCGTAGCGAGATGAAGTGCATCAGTGACCGCGCGTTGCAGGTGGCAAAAAACTCTGTGTACATTCCGACCGGCAGAACGCTGCGCGCCAGTTCTTTCGCTACTCCGAGTTTCAGCAGGTAGTTGTATGTCCTGTACGAATGACCGATGGATTCCTCGATGGTTTCCATTGCGGTTATGGCTACTTCGCGACTTAGGGGTTCGAACGTGTAGGCCCCCGGCTTGCCTACCTGGGCTCTGACGTCTTGGACGTCGGGGACGTAGCCGTCGTCATCCATGACCGTGTAACGGGCGGAATACTCGTTGTACGACCATCCGGCACGATGCCGCATCCATTCGCGCGCCACGAAGATCGGCACTCGAACGTGGAACCTGAACATGTTGTGCTCGAACGGTGAGCCGTGACGTTCACGCATCAAGAAGGCGATGAGCCCTTTGTTTCGTTCGTCCATTTCCGTTTCGAGTTTCCCGAAAGAGACACGGGCGGCGTTGACAACCGAAAGGTCGGATGCCTCGACAGCATCTACGCGGATAAAGCCGTCGTTCAATATCATTTTCACCAGATTCGAACTCCCCTTGATTCAATCAGTGTTATTCCGAACTCGCGCCTGTATGCGCGCCGTTCTTTTTCGGTCATGCCACCCCAAATCCCGAGCGGCTCATATTTGAGAGCGTAGTCGAGGCATTCCTGTCTGACTGGGCAGCCACGGCACAGATCTTTGGTCGCTGCTACCAATTTTCGGTAGTTGTCGACGCGGTATTCCGGAAAGAATTCCTCGGATCCGCGGCCCTTGCAGGCGGCGTCTTTGAAGAAGGACAGGTCTTTGTCGGACATTTGCTCCCCTGAGTTGTGTGTGGACTCGGGGAGGGTACACCGACTAGTCCTGTCGGGTCAAGAATTTTCTTCTTCTTCGCGGAAAATTTTGGGATTCCGCACTTCGTAGAGACCCTTCTTGATCCGGAAGAACAGATCCGGGCGATCCTTGATGAACTTGATCGCGGTTGCGTACGACATGTCGCCGACTTCAGCGATCTCGTTCGCGTCGGTCTGAAGGAGGTGGTTATCCATGCACCAGTCGATCAGGTTCTGATATTTGTCCGAGCGCTTCGCTTTCGGCTCGGGGGGAGGAGGTGCTTCTCCGAGGATGGCCTTGATGACGTCGGGGAGGACGTTGTACTGCTTGAGGGTTTCCATCGGGTGGTTGCTGTCTCCGACGATCAGGCAGAACTGTGCCCTCATCCACTCGGCCCAAAAACTACGGTTCTCGGGATCCTCGTGGAACTTCCGTTTGTACTCGGCGTTGATTTCAGCGGGTGTTAGTAGTTCCATTGTCATTCCTTTCTTCGATAACAGCGAGTTTATCAACCAGGTAGTCGAGTCGCAACCTGTAACTTTCGATTTCTCCCGCGATCATGCGCAGCGTATGTGCGCTTAGATCAACCTTGATGTTGCCTTCATCAAGGATGTCGGCAAGCGCTCGCAGGGAGGCGGCCGTGTCTTCTCCGATCATGAGAGTTTCTCCAAGTGGTTGTAGATGGTTGTTCTTGACACAGAAAGAATTTCCGCGACGATGTTTTTTGAGTCACGGAAGTGGAAGTAGCCACAGTCGTGGAGGGTGTGGACGATCTGTTTGATCTCCACGTATTCGAGTTCGCCGGTGTTGGCGTTGAATGCCCTCTTCAGGGACAGCGGTAACCCTTCGATC